CTGGCAGAACCAGTTGAGGCTTGCCGTCGGCGCCGATCTCCGCGGCTGGCGCGTTCATCGTGAGTACCGCGAGACCTTGCGCCTTCGCTTGGTCAACCCACGCCTGCCGTGACGTCTCCGAGGCGTTCTCGCGAATGCCGCACAGGTCCGGCCTGCCGTCGTCATAGGCGAGCGTAAAGCCGGAATTGTACCGGATGACGATAAGCGCGCGCGGACCGACTGGCGCCCGGTTATAGTCGATTGACCGTATGAGGTATTTGTCAGAAAGGTATGTCATCGCCGAACCCCCATCGCTGATAGGCTTGAACCAACGGGCAGCGCGCCTCTACGCTATCCCGTTCCCATGTGTAGCAATCCTGCCGGAAATCGGCTTTCGCACCGAGACAGGCATCGCGCCATGCCAGATTGGTGCGGTAGACCAATTGGCGCCACGCGGACATCTCTTGATAGCCGCGCGCGTCGTCATAGGCTTTGCTGGTCATGCGGACCTTTTGCGCTCCGCCGCCGCCCGCGCGCTGATATCGATCGCGGGCTAGGTGTTGCAGTTCATGCATGGCGTTTGAGTCGAAACTCATTTGTGCACCGCCACGCCGCGCGAATAATAGGCATCGAGCGTTGCACCGGGAATGTCCCGAATGCGTTCCATATGTTCAGGCGTCAGGATGTACAGGGATGCACCGCGCGGGTCGCCTTGTACGTAATAGCTAAAGCCGGGATAGCGGGCCATGATAGCCGCCAGCCGCTTTAGCGCCCCCTTTTCCCGGTCTGCAATCGGCTCATAGCGCGTTTTGCTTTCACTATGGCGGTGCATTTCCAGATAAGGCTTGCCATTGTCATCATACTCGAAAGCGCTGTCGACCTTGCGGCCGCGCACAAGCGAATAAGAGCAATAGTCGTTTGAGTCGCCGCACTCCATTTCATGCCAACGGTGCAGCGTCATTGCGATACGGCGGAGCTGATCCGCGTCAGGCATTGGAATTCCGGCCATTACCAAATGGTAGCGGCAATCATCGATCATTCTCATGGTGTAGTCCTCGCTGTTGTGTCTCGATGGCGCCAACCATCGCTCGACCATGACAATGAAGCATAGATTTTACTAAAGTACAAGCCTAATGCTAGGAATATATCCCTATTCGTCATCACGAATTGTTACTAAAGTAAAATGACCCTCGTCCGTGTCAAGAGGCAACGCAATAAGCCGCGCAACAATATAGCAATAAAATCAATTGCTTATCGCATACACCATGCGGGTGCGTTGTAAGGAATAAAAAAATATGCATTTATTCGCGCGTTCACACGTGCGCGTGCCTTTCTTTCTAGTAAGCAAGGCCAAGGGCCGCAGCGAACGCAATCAGCTAGTCTGGTCTTAAACGACGAAGGCGAACAGCCGAGGACGTACATGCAACGAGGGCAAAAGCCAAAGCCGATCCGAAGATCAAGCTACGGCATCATCAGCCGCACCAACGTGCCATTCGACGAACCGCTATCGCCTGGCCTGCGCAAATCGGCCAACACGCAAGCCATCGGCTTCACGACAGGCTCATTCGTCGAGCAATCCCACGATCTGGCCCCGCAAGCTGATGTTGGAGCGCAGTCAGCGGGATTGACCTCATTCACCCCAACATGTTCGTAACGCCAATCATTCGCAACTAGCGGTGCATTCATGGGGCATGAACGCTGTTTCGTAGCTAAGCTATTGATATTGCTATGTGGCGTTCGAACTGTGCGGCATGAACGCGCTGGCGAAACGTGCATTATGCGCAGCTTGCATGGGGTTGCCAGGCAAAAAGACCGGGGAGGGGTAGGGGTGGGAGGGGTAAATCTCGCCCGCGCATTAATCGACATCCCTCTGATTTTGCGCGGCTTTCCGGCAAAAGGTGTTGCATTTCGGTCACAGCCTGTTTTGGCGGTAGGTCGGGTGCGTTGTTCCGGATAACGGGTTACGCAAATCTTCGGCATGGTTGATCAACCGCCACTGATGCATTTTCCCGAGGATTGGTCTGAATTTGGCCCGAAGGTGCAGGCGCTGCGGGACCGTGAGCGGCGGTTCGTTTGGGCCTATCTGATTAATTCAATGACGGAAGTTGGCGCGAACGGGGCGCAGGCGGCGCGGGACGCTGGATTTTCTGACGTCAAGGAGGGCGCCAAGGTTCGGGCGCATCATTTGCTGCACCGCATGGACGTGCAGGAGGCGATCCAGGAGCTGGCGGCGCGGGAATTGCGGGGGCTGGCGTTGCCGGCCATTGCGGCGCTGTCGTCGATTTTGAGGAAAGCGGACCATCCGGATCGGCAGAAGGTGGCGTTGTCGGTGCTGTCGCGGCTTGGGATGGGCGAACAGTCGGCGCTGAGTCTGAATGTTTCGGGCGAGGTGCGGGTCAACCACACCGATGCGGCGCTGGACGATCTGAAGCGGCTGTTGGATCTCGGCGTGCCCCGCGAGAAACTGATTGAGACCTTCGGCTATTCCGGGCTGACGCGGTACGAGAGGATGCTGGCGAGCCGCGACGGAAAACTGATCGAGGGCGAGGTGGTATCGCGTGGATGACATCGAGGAAGGCCCGGACCCGAACGATGTGCGCAGACACGCGAAGAAGATGTTCACCGAGCGGGAATACCGGCAAAAATATCGCCGGATCGATTTTTACCGGCCAAACCTGAAGCAGTTGGAGTTTCACAACGCGCCCGAGCGCGAGGTGATGCTGCGCGCGGGTAACCAGAACGGCAAGACGCATGCCGCGGGCGCACATGTTACGGTCTCGGCGCTGGCGATGTATCCGGATTGGTACAGCGGCTATCGCTATGACAATCCGCCGAAGATCGAGCGGCCGAACGATTTCATGGGCTGGTGTGCCTGCACCACGGCGCAGAAGGTCAAGGACGGCATTCAGCTAAAGCTGCTCGGCGATGTGCTGGGCGGCGGCATGGGCATGGGGTTGATTCCGCTGGACAACATCGTCGGCAAGCCGGTGATGAACCGGAACGTCTCCGGCGGGGTGGAGACGGTCAACCTGACCAGGGAGACCGGCAAGGCCGCCATCATCCGGTTCAAGACTTACGAGCAGGGCCGCGAGGCTTTTCAGGGTGAACCTGTCGATCTGACGCTATTGGACGAGGATATCAGCCGCACCGACAATTCGATCTACGGCGAGGTGCTGGCGCGCAACGTGACGACGCGCGGCCGGATCATCTGCTCGCTGACCCCACTGCTCGGCCTTTCGCCGCTGCGCAAGCGCTTCAAGCAGAAGCTCGGTCCAAGCATGCGCGAAATCCTGATGACGATCTGGGACGCCGCGGTGTCGAAGGGCGGCCACATCCCGGACGAGGATATCCCCGGCATCATCGCGAGTTTCCCGGCCAACGAACGCGAAACCCGCGCGTTCGGCGCCGACCTTCAGGGCGAGGGCGCGGTATTCGACACGCCGATCGGCCAGATCAAGGAGCGGCTGGACCCCGCGACGGTCCCTGCCTACTGGCCGTGGATGTGGGGTTTCGACTTCCGGCATTCGGGTTCGCAGACCTCGGGCCATCCGTTTGCCGCCGTGCTGGCGTGCTGGGATCGTGACGCCGATATCATCCATATCGTGCATGCCGTGCGCATGCTGGGGCTGGCATCGACCCATGTTGCCAGCATGAAGCAGCATCCGATGTGGGATGCGCCGGTGGCGTGGCCGCACGACGGCGGCCGCGGCGGCTCGATCATCGACGGGGCCACGGTGGCGGAAGTCTACAAGAAGCTCGGCATGAACATGCGCCCGACGCATGCCACCTTCGCCGGCAGCGGGTTCACGTTCGAGAACGGCATCGACGAGATGCAGACCCGGTTTGCGACCGGCCGGCTCAAAATCGCCGAGCACCTGTACGACGTGTTCGACGAATACCAGGGCTATCACCGGGAAAAGGGGCTGGTGGTCAAGATCGACGACGACCTGCTTTCCGCCATCCGCCAGGTCGTGATGGATATCCGGTTCGCCAAAACACCACTTGAGGGTGGGGTGTCATTTCGCCGTCCGGCTGACCCAAACGGCAGCATCGCGACTGGCGTCAACTTCGACGTATTCGCTTAAGCGGGTGCGTTGCTGGGAACCGCGTTCCCACCACTTATCGCAATACTGAATGCCATAGCACTCCCGTGAACTTGACGGCGGGAAACCGCCGCCCTTTTGGAGAATTCCCGATGGCCGACGAAATCGTTGCCGCCCCGACCCCCGATCCGATTGTGCCGGTCGCGCCAAACCCCTTTGAGACGCCTGCGCCAGATCCCGCGCCTGAATCCTGGGCTAGTGACAAGCCTGCCGGCCCGACCGCGGCCGAGCGCCTTCGCACCTTCGAGGATACCCATCTCGGCAAGCGCGCGGTGCGCATCAACGGCCGCGTCGAGCGCGGCTTCGGCTCCCCGTTCAAGGAAATGAGCCCGGAGAAGCACGCCGAATACGCAGCGCTTGAGAAGCTGGTCGAGGCTGAGCGGAAGGTCGACGAGGCCCACGCCAACGTCACCAGTGCAACGGTCGCCCATGAAACGGCCCTTGCCGAGCTTGCGGCCGCCTCGAAAAAGGCCAGCGATGCGGAAGCCGAACGCCAGCGGGTTGCGGACGAGGAAGCCGCGGAAGCCGCCAAGCCAGTTCCGGCACTCTGACAAAGGAAACAGACATGATCGTCGCCGACATTGTCTTGAGAAAGATGGATCACACCGACCCTCGATATCCAGACCCGACGCCCGAACGTCCGTTCTCCGACGTGTATCTGATGAGCGTAAGGCTGGATGATGGAGGGGAATACGAAACTGCGTTCTTTGTGACCGGAACAATGACGACGCATGACGCCATGAACCCTCACAGCATTCCCAATATGCTCAAGTGGTTCGCAAAGTCTGTCGCGGACATGAAGCCAGAACAAAAGGCTGCATGACGATGGCCATGCCTGCCCAGCCCTCGATGTCGCCGGCCGGGATGGACCTCGGCCTTGGCGGCGCTTTGCAGCAGCAGGTTGCAGGCGAGACCGAGGATGAGCGCAAGAAGCGCATGTTGGAAATGCAGCAGCAGCAGTTCGGCGGGTCGCTCGCCGTGACCTCGCTGTTCGGCCGCAGAGGTAGCCCCGGTGGCGCTTACTGAACTTGAGAGGCAGGTTGCCTTCGATCTGAGGGGATCGTGGCAGGCCCGTGCACTGGGGAGCTCGAGGGGTTTGTTTCGTGCCGTGCTGATGTCGGTGCTCGCACATACGCTGGACGAGGCCATGCCGGCGCTCTGTGCCGTAGCATTTCCCGATTTCGACGGCGTACTGCCACCGCCCTTTCTGACTACGGCGGCGAAGATCGACAAATCAGGCGCTATCGTCGCCGATGTCTGCAACCGCTTCGGCGTGATCTTCAAGGATCAGGTGATTTTCCACAATGAAACGGTGATGCGCGACGTGTTTCGAGAGCGCGCCGATGCCATGAAACTTTCCGACGCCGACCGGATTGAAATGTTCAAATGCGTACAGCGCTGGGTGGTCGCCGACCGCCGGCTCGATCCGACCTTCGACCCGAAAGATCCGGATGCAAAACGGCTGGTGCACTGATGAGCGTAGAAATCACGGTCAAGACTGAAATCGACGACCAAGAATATCAGTTTGTTCACCATCCCGATACATGCACGGATGATGACATTGATATGATTTGCAGATTTATCAAACGACATTTGCGTGAGGTTTACGGCCGCTCTCCACTCTATTTGTCGTCCGAGTAAATCATGGCAGCCGCCTCCACTGAACTCGCGACCCGCCCGACCGGGAATTCGCGCGCCATCAGCAACCGCGAGGCGCAGAAGGTCGCCGAGACCTTGCGCGAGTTCGGGCAATATCAGTCGATGCGATCGACCACCGCCGGCCATTGCGAGGAAGTCGCGGAGTTGATCCTGCCCACGGCGCGCAACACCTTCTTCTACCTCAACTACAACACCCCCGGCGCCAAGAAAACCCAGCAGCAGGTCGACGCCACCGGGGCGCTGGCGCTGCACCGCTTCTGCGCCATCGCCGATTCGCTGGTCACCCCGCGCAACATGCAGTGGCACGGTCTGCAGGGCGACGAATACGTCATGAAGGACCGCGCCTCGCGGATGTGGTTCGAGAACACGACAAGCCTTCTGTTCCGGATGCGCTATGCCGCGGTGGCGAATTTCGCGGCGCAAAACTATAACAACTGGCAGTCGCTGGGCGCCTTCGGCAACGCCACCATGTACATCGACAAGTTCGACAACCGCTGGCACGGCGGCGGCATCGGGCTGCGCTACAAGGCAGTTCCCTTCGGGGAGACCTTCTACGGCGAGAACCACCAGGGCAAGGTGGATCGCATGATCCGCTGGTTTCGTCTCACCGCCTACCAGGCCGTGCAGAAATTTGGCGAGGAATGGCTGCCGGAGAATCTTCGAGCCCCTTTGGAGCAGAACAGCCTGTGGGGCTACAATTTTTTGCACTGCGTGAAACCGCGTGACGACTACGACCCCGAGGCGCTGGACGAGCGAAGCCTCCCGTTCGAATCCTATTACATCTCCATTGAAGGCCGCTGCCTGATGGCGCCCGAACGGGGCTACCGGCTGTTTCCCTATGCGGTCTCCCGCTACGACCAGACCCCGGGCGAAGTCTACGGCCGCGGCCCGGCGATGCTGGTCTTGCCCGCCCTTAAAACCCTCAATGCCCAGAAGATCACGTTTTTAAAGCAGGGACACCGCGCCGCCGACCCGGTGCTGTTGATGACCGACGACGGCGTGGTCGGCATGGACATGCGCCCCGGCGCCTTCAACAAGGGCGGCGTCAATTCCGATGGCAAGCCTTTGGTGCATACGCTTCCCACCGGCGACATCAAGATTTCCCTTGAGATGATGCAGGAGGAGCGCGGCATCGTCGACGACGTGTTTTTGGTTTCCCTGTTCAAGGTGTTGAGTGAACACCCGGACATGACGGCAACGCAGGTGATCGAACTCGTCAACGAAAAGGGCATGCTGGTCGCGCCCACTTTAGGGCGGCAGCACACCGAATATGTCGGCGGCATGGTGCCGCGGGAGATGGATCTGTGCTCTGACATGCGCCTGCTCGATCCCGTTCCCCCAAGGCTGCGCGAGGCGCTGGGAAGGGATGGACTGGCCGCGATCGGGGTTTCCGACACCTCGCCACTGTCGCTTGCGGCCTCTGCCGGTGAGGCGGCGGGCTTCCTTCGAACCATCGAAAACGTTCGCGAACTCGTCAACGTCACGCAGGACCCGAGTCTCCTGGATACCTTCGCGTTCGACCGCGCCACGCCCGAGATCGCCCGCATCAACAAGGTCAGGGAAAGCTGGATGGCGACCGATCAGGAGATCGGCCAGAAGCGCCAGAATCGCGCCAAGCAGCAGGCCAAACAGGAACAAATACAGGCAGCTCCCGCACAGGCCGCGATCATCAAGGCGCGCGCGGTCGCCGCGAAGTCCGGCGCGCTTGAACAGCAAGTGCCGCAGCAATGACGCCAGAACAGGCGCTGATCATCTTCTCCGACTGCAAGCGGGCCTACCAGCTCGCGTTCAACACGCCGGCCGGTGAAGCGGTGCTACTCGATCTGCAACCATTTTGCCGGGCGAAGG